TAAAAGAGCGGTTTATTGTTGTAGTTACTACAACGATGATTACGAATACCAAACCAAAGATGGAATTTACCATTTAATTAGAAATGGTGTTGATTTACTGGATGGTAAAAGAGCGGTTGCTTGTTTGAGTTACGACAACGGTGATTATAAATACCAAACCAAAGATGGAATTTACCATTTAATTAGAAATGGTGTTGATTTACTGGATGGTAAAAGAGCGGTTGATTGTTGGAGTTACGACAGCGGTGATTATAAATACCAAACCAAAGACTGGGTTGAGCATTTGATACGTGATGGTGTTGATTTACTGGATGGTAAAAGAGCGGTTGATTGTTATAGTTACCGTAACGGTGATTATAAATACCAAACCAAAGATGGGGTTAAGCATTTAATTAAAAACAAGGAGAAGAAATGAAAATATTAACACTGGAAGAGGCAAAAAAGAAAGGTTTACGTTATTATAGTTACCACAACGGTGATTACGAATACCAAACCAAAGACGGGATTTGGCATTTGATACGAGATGGTGTTGACTTACTTAAAGGTAAAAGAGCGGTTGATTGTTTGAGTTACGAAAACGATGATTACGACTACCAAACCAAAGATGGAATTTACCATTTAATACGAGATGGTGTTGATTTACTGGATGGTAAAAGAGCGGTTGAGCATTTAATTAAAAACAAGGAGAAATAAATAATGATAGAAGCCACAAGAAAAATAGAAACTGACAAATTGAGATGGATTGTAGATAAGATAAGTCATGTAAACTTAGCAAAAGCAATGAATATGTCAATAAGCGGAGCAAAAAGAATATATATGGTACTGGATGATAAATCAGCGTATTTGACAGAACAAACAATAAAAAAAGTTAAAAAAGCCCTAGATGAGCTACAAATACCATGGTGAATAGATGAATTAAAAGGAGACAAATAATATGGAACACAAATACACAAGCCTAGAATTGAGCAAGAAGCTAAAGAAAGCTGGCTGTAAGATCAAAAGTAAATATTTGTGGGATATAGAAGAAAGCAGATTTTATACCCCCGCAGATCAAGAATTGTTTGAAGAAATGCATTGCTTATACATAGAAGATGTCGCAAAGTGTTGCCCAGCATATGATTTACTTTGGGATATTTGCATAAAACATCCAAAAGAGTTTTTCAAATTTATTGATATATTAGAGCATACCTCAGAAATTTTAACTTTTTTGCAAGATGGAAGAAAAAGAGAAGCTGAGCAATATTTTTGGGAGAACTGTTTATTTAATAAGGAGAAGTAAATAGGGAAGAAAGAAGAACTTGAACAAGAACAACCAACAAGTACGCCGAGCGAAAACTCAAGTAACTAGCTGAAAGTTGGGTGTAATGTGAGCCTACAGAGAATTACAAAGTAGGCTCACATTTATTTATTAACTATCATGGTGTAGATAGCCTTTTAATAAGTTTTTAAGTGCTATGTTCTCTTTTACAACGTCTAATATCTTACAAAGAAAAACATCCTCTCTATGCATCATCCTGCTTATTGTATTCTTGTCTATTGGCTTACCATTCTTTTGTATCAAAGAATTACCAAGTTCAGTTTGGCTTTTAAAACCAGCTTGTTTTAATTTATCTTTCATTGGGTACCTCTACTTTAATCCAGTCTTTGGCTTGCAAATCATCTAGCGTTGGAAAATTTGACCACGTTCCACATGAGATATTTTCAACGGAATTTACACAATAAATCTCAGTCTTCTTTAATTTACTACGCATCCAGCTTTCACCGTTTAGTATTCCATTTAATGCTTGTATAAATTCTTTACTTACTTTTTTCATAATCATTTACTCCTTATATTATTAAACACTTTCATCAGCTTTTAAATAAACACAATTCCTGCATTTATCTTTTATCCCGTCTACATCGTCCGTGTGTTCATTATAAACATCACCTTCATGAAACTTATAGCCTGACTCTACAGATTTTATCCCTGAATGCATGCAATTTCTTTTATCGCTCATAAAAATTACTAAGTCATCTTGGTTTTGTTTCTTTAATTCTTCAATTAATTTTTTTACTTTCATTATCATTTACTCCTTATATTTGTTTATTGTTTAATAACCTTTTTATTGTCATATCCTAAAAATTCAAAGTTACGTAACTTAGACTTTGGCACTATGCCCCATATAGTGCCATTTTTGTCTACATTCTCGCACCTATAGTTAACCTCGCTTGAACGGTAGCCACAACCCAAATTTTTCCTCAATATAAATATTGGTTTTCCTCCAAATCCATATATTCTATTTTCCATTTCATTTACCTTTTAATTTATTAATAATGAAAACCTTTTATACAAACGTTGCCTAGTTTGTTGTCTAACATAAACCCACATAATTTACTAATCTCAAATAAACCGTTATCGCCAGTCAATTCGCCTAATTTTCCCGATATTACATCTTTTAAATCTTCTACACAAATAAAGTGGTCAAAAAGCGTGTGCCCTTCCGCATTGTCCATTAATGCTTTTATAATTTTTTCGTCCACGTCTGTTATTCTATAAACCTTAAAATAATCTTTTTTATTTATTTTCATAATTTTACCTTTTAATTTATTAATAATTATTTACTTAAAATATAGCATTTTTTTAAATCCATTTTTAAAGTATCTGGGTATTCTTCGTTTAAAGCTGACTTCTCATAACTTTTCCATGCAGAAAAACTTTCATTTGTAGCTGGATTGTATAAGCTTTCTATGATATCAACGCTTGGGATTAAATAATCCAAATCTTGCATAGAATTACTAGTGTTTAAACCTATTTCTGTGTTTTGGTCTAATTTTTTTAATTCTTTAATCAATTTTTTTACTAACATAATTTCCCTTTTAATTTATTAATAATTATTGTTAACTATAAACTTCTATGTTGTTTCTAAACAGTTTAATCATTCCTGTTTCTGTATCTTTCAAATCATATCTAATATATCCGTTGTCATCTGGCTTCCAAAACCATTTGTTTATTTTATTTTCCCTTAAAATCTTGTTATGATTCTTTCTGATGAACTCCTCTTCCTCTTTAGTTAGCAAATCAACACTTATACTTGCACCTTTTTCGAAAAGAGTATTGATTTTTAATTCTATTGGATCGTTGAATAGTTCTATTGCCTCATCAACTGTTTTAATTTTAAACCACATAATTCCCTACTTAATTTATTAATATATTTGTCTAACTGACAATAACTAGTATAAATCATTAAATTGTAAGTGTCAAGTAAAATTTATATAAAATAAATAAATTTATTACTTTTTTTATTTAAAGTGTATAGGAGATGCAAAGATGGAGAAAGTAGAGTTCATATACAAAACTGGATGAGAGCTAGAAACACAATTAGTTTTTTAGGGTATTGGGAGCAAATACATAATAAGAATTTTAATTGCATCGAATTCGATGCAATTAAAAATAAGGTTGCAAAATAAATTTATATAGTGTATAATAGTAAGTGCTGATTTAGCATTGGTGGAATGCGTCTGTATTGGTAATATACTGGAAGAAAGGAATTCAAGCATCCTAATCAGCTAATAAAGAAGTCGTAATTGCAATTTTTAATAAAAAAATGGCTAATATATTATATGGCAAAATTTAAAAAAAAAGAACAACCTGTCAAGAAAAAAACTTTAGTACAAAAGCTTAAGTCAAAAGTCAAATCTTCAACACGAAAAAAAAGTAAACAGGACGATAAATAAAATGACTGAGCCTAAAGAAGGAAGTACACCATTAAAACCTAACACTTGGGAAGTATTTTCAAATTATTATGCACTAGAAAACAGAACACAACACGAGTCATATTGCCTAACATACCCTAAACAAGCTAAAAACAGTAGTAGAGAGACTATAGATTGTCATGCAAGTAATCTTATGAAAAATGATAAGATACTGACAAGGATAGCTTATTTAAAGAAAACTCTAGAAGAACAAACAATAAAAGAGATAGTATACACGAGACAAGATTCGTTTAAAGTATTTGACGAGAATGTAAGAGAACTTAAAATAAGATTAAAAGAAATAGCAAACGATACTGAACTTTCGTTTAAAGATAAAATATACTTAGAAAATATGCTTCGCAAGAATATAAAAGAACAAGAAGAACAAAAAGCCAAACTTTGGAGTTTATACGTAGAAAAGAAGGCTTTAAACGTAAATATGCCAGAAGATTGGCTTGACGAACTGGATTAGATATGGAACTAAGTGGAAAGGTAGGAACTAGTAAATAGGTTGTATTTTATGAGAAATAACCACGTTGGAAATAAAAAAGTGTTTTCATTTTATTCCGCCCGTGGTACAATAGCATTTTACCCTTGGTTTTATTGAGTTGACAAAAATGGTGATTTATTCGATTTAAGGCTAAGTAGTATATATTAATAATAGGTATTTAAGATAAATTATGAGCAAATATAAAGAATTACTTCATAGAGTAGAAACATTAGAAAGAATAGAGCGAGAAAGAGAAGAAAAGAAATATGAGAAATACTTACATATCATCAAAACTAATCTTCATTCTATAAAACAAAAAACGACTGCAATGTTTCCTTTATATAGTACAACATACAGTGTTCCAAACTTTACTATAACGAAACAAGAGTTTAATTTTTCTGGTTTAGTAAAAGAAAATACATTATTTACAATAAATGGAGTTCTTGTTCCTAAATACGAATATGATCATATTAAGTCTAAAGAATTTGCTGAAGGACTATTTAACTACATAGATAAATACTATAATGACTATATATAACATAATAAAAATCTAATCAATCTAATCAATCTAATCAATCTAATCAATCTAATCAATCAATCTAATCAATCAATCTAATCAATCTAATCAATCTAATCAATACTTAATAATAAAAATTCATTTTAAACCTTTTCTATTTACAAATTAATTAAGTATACTATCATATTAAAACATGTTAATCCGTTAATCCTCGTTCATCCTAGAAGGTAGTTTTTAATGAAACAAGAAGAAAAAAAGAAAAGACAGCGATTAAAAGATGATTTTAGATACTTTGCAAAAAATGCTCTATTAATCAGAACTAAGGGCGGAACTAAGGACGGACAGCTTCTTAAGTTTGAGATGAATCAAGCTCAAAGATATATCCATATGAGAATAGAGAAGCAGAGGAGAGAGAGAGGAAGAGTAAGAGCTATAATTTTGAAGGGGCGTCAACAAGGATGTTGTTATTCGCCAGAAACGAAAGTATTAACTGCAAACTACCAATGGAAACAAATCAAAGATTTAGAGATTGGAGAAAAAATTATTGCAGTTGATGAAAATACTGGAGAGCTAAACAAGGCAGGAAGAAAAGCAACAAGAAAGATTAGAACAGCAGTCATAGAAGCTAAGGCATATCTTACTAAACAAACCTACGAAGTTATAACAGACACAGGAGTGAAACTTGTAGTAACTGGTGAACATAGGCATTTGTGCAAACAGAGGGGAGGAGACAGAGCGGAATGGAGAGAAGTTAATAATACAAAGGTTGGTGATTATATCCGTGTATTATGCAACAAGCCAGAAGAAAGAGAAAAGACGTTTGAGGATGGTTGGTTTAGTGGTATGCTAGACGGTGAAGGAAGTTTTGGAGCTAATCCTGAAGTCAGAATTGGAGTTAGCCAACGCAAAGGCGATGTATTAGACAGAATGCACAAATATTTAAAAGACAATAATATTCATTATTATACTTGCATTGATAAAAGAAAGGCTGGCACTAGTTCTAAACTAGGTAACAAAGAGATACACACTTTAAGAGTAGATAGAATTAGTGATGTTATAAAGCTTTTGATTCTAACACGTCCATCAAGATTTATCACAAGAGAGTTATTTAATGGTAAAAAACTGCCTAAGACTTGTGAAGGCTTTCAAGCATGGGCAAAAGTGACTTCTATAAAACCTCTTGGAGAACGAAAAGTCATAGATTTACAAACAAGCGAGAAGACTTTTATTTGTAATGGGCTTGTTTCTCATAACTCAACTTATGTAGCAGGTCGTTACTATTGGAAAATCATACATAGAAAAGGGATTAAAAGTTTTATCGTTACACATAGAGATGACGCAACTTCCGTTATCTATGGCAAGGTGAAGAATTTTCATGATAACTGTCCTCTTGCTATAAAGCCCAGCACTGGTGTTTCAAATGCGAAAGAATTATCCTTTGATATTTTAAACAGTGGTTATGGAGTCGGAACTGCTGGAAGTGGCAACGTTGGACGGTCTGATACAGTTCAATATCTGCACATGTCAGAAGTAGCTTTTATGAAAAATACCGAAGAGTTGCAAACAGGGCTAATGCAGACTGTGCCTGATATGGACGAGACAGAAATAATTCTTGAAAGTACCGCTAATGGTCTTGGTAACATGTTTCATAAGTACTGTATGGATGCAATCGCTGGAAAAAATGAATATGAGCTAATATTTGTCCCTTGGTTCTGGCAAGACGAATATAGACTAAAATTATCAGAAAACTTTAAATTAGATGAAGATGAGGAAGAATACAAAAAAACATACGACCTTGATGACGAACAAATGGCTTGGCGTAGAAACAAGATAAGCTTCTTTTCTGATGGATTAAGACAATTTAGGCAAGAATATCCAGCAACAATTTATGAAGCATTCCAAAACTCAAGCACGAGAACAGTAATACCAAGTGAATTAATCAATAAATCATTAAGCTTTGAATCACAAAACTATATGAGGTTCTGTGCTATTATTGGTGTTGATGTTGCAAGAGAGGGTAGAGATAGCTCAATTATAGCGGTTAGACAAGGTGACAGGATAATGGCAGTGTTAAAGTTTAAAAGCCAAGATGGTCATCAACTGGCACAAGAAATAATAAAAGTAGCAGATAAGTTTAAAACTAAGTACATATTCATTGATGCAATAGGTGTTGGTTCTTCTCCAATCGACTTCCTGAAATATTATAAGTATCCTTGTAGACCTGTATATAGTGGGGCAGCAGCAGAGAATAAACTACTTTATGCTAACAAAAGAGCTGAAATGTGGTTTAGAATAAAAGAAGCAATGGAGAATGGATTGCAAATTGATAACGATGAAGAGTTAGTTCTTCAACTACAAGTACAAACTTACGACTACAGACTAAGCAATCAGATATTGCTAAAAAGTAAAGATGATATGAAGAAGGAAGGAGTAGGTTCACCTGATAAGGGTGATGCTATTGCCTTGACTTATTCATATTTATTTAATACACTTGATGTTCAAGGCGACAATATTAAAGTTATAAACAATAGTAGTAACAAAGTTTTAGGAGATTAATATGTCATCATTAAAACCATCGGAATGGTTAGAAGATTTAACACCAATTGCAAGGTATGGGTATTATAAACCAAAGAAAAAAGCAGAAGCTAAGGCAGACCAAGCCGTAGCTAATTCAGCAGCTTCAGCAAAAAGTGCTGCAACCGCAGCGGATGAAAGAAGAAGACAAAGACTATTATTGCTTAATCCTTCCGCTAACACTCAACAAAATCAAGCAACAGGAAGAAGTCAACTTTTAGGGGTCTAAATATGGAAGCTAAAGAGATAGTGCAATATTATAATTATTTGAAGAAAGAAAGAAGTAATTGGGATATTTCATTTCAACAAGTGGCTGAATTAGTTTGGCAAACGCAAGCTGATTTTACAGAAACTACTTTGACAAAAGGTGAGTTTATCTGGAACAAACTATTTGACACAACAGCCTACGACTCATTGTTAACTAGAGCCTCATCGTTTCTAGGCATGGTATGGGCTAGTGGAAAGTTTGTTTACACACCAGTTCACAAAGATATTAAGAACGACAAAGACTCTATTGAGTTTTTTAATAGAGCTACAAAAATGGTGCAATATGATTTAGCAAATCCTAAGTCTAAACTAAATACTTCTCTATTTGAAGTAGAGCTTTATTTAGGTTCTTTTGGTACTGGATGCTTAATACTATCTGAAAATGGAGGACGTGTTAGATTTGCTTCTTTGGACTTAAAAGAAATATATATTGATGAAGATGAATTTGGTGATGCAAATGTTCTTATTAGGAAATATGAATTAACAATTGAACAGGCTATTGAAAAGTATGGCTTAACTAATTTAAGTAATGATGTTCAGGCTTGTGCTAGAAAGGGCGGTGATGAGCTAAAGAAAAAGATAATTTTTCTTCACTCAATACGACCAAGAAAGAAAAAGAAAGCAAACGCTGGGGTTTTATCTATGCCTTGGGAAAGTATGCACGTTGAATATGCTACAAACCATTTAGTAAAGGAAAGTGGATTTTTATACAAACCTTTCTTTATTTGTAGAGAGAATAAAAAGTCTGATGAAAAGTATGGTCGTGGTGCTGGCTTCTTAACCCTTGCAGACAATAACAATATACAAACAGTCACTAAAGATTTGATAAAAATATTCAATCTATACTCCGACCCCCCTACTGGGTCTATAAATACTACAACTAATAGTGGAGTAATTGATAAATCACCTGGAGCCCATACAAGTTTTGAATCTATTAATCCAGGGCAAAGACCATTCTTTAACTTAATAGAAGAATTTAACGGTAATCCTCAAGTTTTACTAGAGTTTAGAGACATGTTAAAGAATAATATCACAAAGAAGTTTGATATTGATGTTTTACTAGACTTTAACAGTGAAAGAGAAATGACAGCTACGGAATCAATTCAAAGAGCGGCTATAAGGCAACAAGCACTAGGTTCTAAATTCTGGTCTCGTATTTCGGAAATATACAATCCTATGCTTGAAACAGTATTTAATATATATTTTGAAAATAGGAAATTCGGTTATACTCCAAAAGAAGCTGAATTATTAGAATTTGAGTCAGAAGATGAAACCACTATTGATAGAATACCACAAAAGATAATTGACTTAATGGGTAAAGACGAGCCTGTTTTTGAAGTTGTCTACCATACTCCGCAGGCTAAAGAAAAATTACTTGCAGATGCTCAATCTACACTTAATATTTATCAAAATGCGGCTTATATAGCAGAGGTTACACAAGACCCTTCTGTATTTGACAATCTTAATGACGATGAAGCGTTAAGAGATATGAAAGATATAGTGATTAACTCTAATATATTCAGAACACCGAAAGAAGTTCAGAATATAAGAGATAAAAAACGAGCAATTCAAGAAGCTCAGGCAAAACTTGAAGCTGAGAAACAGTTATCCGAAATTGACAAAAATATTAATAAATAAGGAAAATTATGGAAGATAAGTTTTATATTTTTAACTATGGGGATGATTATTTGTATATTAATTTAGATAATATACAAGCCATACATTTATCAGTTGGAGGAGAAGGACAGGAAGGTAAGATTGATATTTGTATTTCTGGTTATCACTATAATTTTTTCTCTGGAAAAGATAACAAAGCTTTTGTTGAAGATGCATGTAATCCTCTCATAGATGCTTGGAAGCAAAGTTTAAATAATAATAATAATAAGGAGTAATTATGGACGAAAAGCAATTTTTAAAAAACTTCATTGAATATTTTAACGAAAATATAAAAAATGAAAACAGAAAAATTAATGAGGAATATGACCTTAAAAAAGCGAAATTAATCATTATATTAAATGATTTAGGACAAGGAGAGATGAAGCGTGCTTATAAATTCATTATAGATGAATTGTTCCGACAAAACCTTTCTATTGATTATATTACACCTGAAATGATAGAGTTCTCGAAAGAACCTAATATGGACAAGAGAAAAGACAAAAGACATTCATTAGTCTTAAAATCAATTGAATCACGTAAACCATTAAGAGTAACAAAGCAAGTTTTGGACGAATTAAAGACACTTGAAGGAATGAAGAACTATATAAATATTCTTATTTCTAACTATAACAAAGCATATCAAATTCATAAAACAAGAGTAAATACTTATGATACATTTGAATTTGTTATTAGTCACACTGATTTATCAAATAAGAACACATTTAAAAATAAATTTGCAGAAGAGTGTGAGAAACTTAATTATAAGATTTATCAATTAAAGTTTAATTTACTAGAAATAGAAGAAGTAGACAAAGAACAATATTTAGTGAGGTATAATTATGGAGAGTAAAGTATTAAAAGACGAAGAATTGGCAAAAGCTAAAAAACTAGAGCAAGAACAAGCATTAAAAGACTTTAAAATTGTTATTGACAGAGTATTCAAATCGGATGATGGGCAATATATTCTTAAATGGTTTGCTTTAAATAGCGGATTCTTTGCACAAGATGTTAATATTCAGAATGAAAATGTTCTATTTTATCAACAAGGTAAGAAGAAAGCGTTTATGGATATATTCTATCAACTAGACAATGAATGTAAAAAGAAACTAATAGACAATCTTTTTGTAACAAAATAAGGTAAAATATGGATATTCAAGAAAGTCAAGTAGAAGCCCCAGCGGAGGGTGTAGAGAACAATATAGAGGTTCAAGCTACCAAACCAACAGAAAGTTTTTCTAGTACACTCCCAGAGGCTTATAGAGAAGATAAATCTTTTGCAGATTATAAAGATATGTCTTCTTTGTTAAAGACTTATAAAGAACAAGAAAAGGCAAATAGTAAAGCTATAGCATTCTTACCAGACGAAAAAGCTTCTCCTGAACAATGGGATAAATTTTATAATAAAATTGGTAGACCTGAAACAGTAGATGGTTATAGTGTTCCTGAAAAGGAATTACCCGAAGGCTACGAAAGAGATGAAGGCTTAATCAATAATGCTCGTGAGATGGCTCATAAGATTGGACTACGTCCTGAACAATTTAAGGGGCTTTTTGATATTATTGAGCAAAGAGAAGTTGAAGCTTACAATAAAATGAAGCAACAAGACTCTGAGTTTGAAACTCTGATTGATAAACATTTTGGTGAAAGCAAGGACGTTGCTTTAGAAAACGCTAAAAATATAGCATTAAAGTATTTACCAGAGGATCTAAAGCCGACTCTTTCAAAGTTAGATAACCAAGGAATATTGGCAATGTCAATCATGCTTGATGGTATTTATAAAGACTATATAAAGAGTGACACCATGTCTAATACAGGTACAAGTGCTCCTAGTTTTGATGAAACTAAGGCTAGATATATGGAGATTAGAGAGAAAATGTCAAAAATGGATGCATTCAGTAGTGAATATCAGAAATTATCTAGTGAAAAGATATTACTTGCAGGAAAAATGAATAAACCTGTATGTAGTATATTTGATTAATGTTTGACATTTAATTCAAAAAGAGTAATAATTGAAATATCAAAAGTGGGTAAGCTACTTAATAGTCCTATTTTTTGATAAACCTAAGTAATTCGTCCTGTTCGTCAGGGAAGCGAAAGCATTGGATTGTTTACAGTTTATTAAAAATAATATATAGGACTATTCATGGAAAACATTATATCTAATGGTTTGCTCATTGAATTTCACAATGAGATAAACACAAAATTACAACAAAGAATTGCTAAACTAAAACCTTACGTTGACATTGTCCCAATTTCAGGAGAATATAAATACCTTGATGATATGGGTGGCGTTGATTTTGAGAAAAATAACCAAGTCTATGCATCTGTACGTTATGACCAACAAGTAGAATATAACAGACGTAAACTATCAACAGATAGATACTTATGTGACAGACCAGTTGATTTAAACATCAATAGCGAACAATCAGCAAAAGAACAATATTTGATGAAACTAGCTGATGAAATCGCTGCTGGAGCAATGAGACAAATTGATAGAACTCTTATTGCTGCTATTGAAGCTAATGCAACAGATAACGCTGGCTCTGCTATTACTTTTGCAACAGATGGCGGTATTACAGTTAATGCTACTAGTGGATTCACATTTGACCAATTAATGAGTGCTAAGAGACAGTTAATGGCTCTAGGATTCGGTATTGATTCTGATAGTGGTCTCCTATTCTTAACTTCTGAACAAGAAAGAATTATATTAGAAAGCGAAACAGAAGTCTCTTCTGCTGATTATGCAAAAGGATTTGGTGTCGTTAAAGATTCAAACGGAGATTTAACACGTTTAAAAGGTATCAATATTTTAACCTACGCTTCATCACCGCAACATAGTGCTGCTATGATGCCTGTTTCTTCAGGAGTTAGAAGTAACTACTTGATGAACGCAAAAAGCAATGGTTCGGCTTCAGGTGCTTTAGTTCTTGGTATTCAAAAAGATTTCAAATTTGAAATGATTGAAGCTAAAGAAACTAAACATGATACTCTTTTGATGAAGGGTTCAATCAAGATAGGAGCTACAAGACAAGCAAACTCAGGTATTGCTAAAATAACAACAACAACATATTAGGAGAATTAACATGGCTGTAGTAAACGCTTATGTAAATACTAGCAAACACATCAACGCACGTGAAGCTAGTGGTTCGGTTTTATATTCGTCAATAGTAACTTTTGAAGTAGCTGCTGCTGATGATGACACATCTAAATATAGAATAGCAAAATTACCATCTAGTGTAATTGTTAAAAATATTGAAATCAGAAACGATGCTGTTACAGCAGGAACTGATTATGATGTTGGAATTTATCAGACTTCTGAAAACGGAAGTGCAGTAGTAGATGCAGATTTTTTTGCAGATGCTCTTGATTTAAGTTCGGCTCATATCTGTGGTTCTGAATTATCGGGAATAAAAGACCTTCCAGTTGAAGACTCTTCTGAAGCTTTGTATGAAATGTTAGGCGTAAGTTTAGGTGATGAACCTGAATATTACGATTTGGTATTGACTGCAAATACTGTAGGAACTGCTGCAGGAACTGTAGCTGTTTTAATAGAATACATAATGTAACAATTAGGGGAGCTTTGCTCCCCATATTAGGAGATTAATATGAGCAAACTAGGTTTAGAAAGTATTAGAACTACAAAGATGGCTACGCTTACATCTGTTTTAGATACTTATTTAGTGCCAATTTTTACAAGTACAAATGCAAAACCACAATTAACTACAGTAGCAAACTTTAACGCTGGTGGTGTTATAGACAGCAATAACGTTTGGACTGGAACTAATGGCTTTGATGACACTGTAAGTATTGGCAAAAGTGGAACTGCTGGAGATATTAAAATATATCCTTCAACAGCTTCAAAAGGTTATGTAACTATAACCGCAGACGACCAAACTGGAGATACGGCAGTTGATATTAATGTTAATGCAATGGGGCAAGCAACTGTAGTCAATTTAGATGACCCAGGTATAGCGGCTTCGCATTTAGTACAAAGTACAGCACAGGTTACTATTGCTGAAGCTGATACTTTAAGTGGTATATTAGCAACGACTGAAGAGATTAACTCAATGTGTGATGCTTCAACAAGAGTTGTTGCTTCTGTTGATCCAACTACTTTAGAAATTACTTCTGCATTGCATGCTAACAAGATTATATATTTAACTGACTTGGACGGCGCGGCCTTAACTTTGCCAGCAGCAACAGGAACAGGTGATATATTTATGGTTATGATTGCAGCAACAATAACATCTAACACAACGACAATTAAAGCAGCTTCCTCAGCGGATAGCTTTCTTGGTATGGCATTTGGTGTTGATGATGATGCTGATGCTGGCTACGCGTGGAAAGCTGAAAGTGCAGATGATACTGTAACTTTAGATGGTTCAGCAACAGGTGGAAAAGCTGGGGACTGGTTTAAGTTTACAGACGTTGCAACAGGGCTATTCCTTGTTGAAAGTAATATAACACAAAGTGGTGGAAGCGAGGCTACCCCATTTAGTGCAACAGTAAATTAGGAGTTTTAAATGGCTGTAATTAATTCTAAAGCAGGTATTTGTAATTTAGCAATCGGACATTTAGGAATATCAACAAGAGTTGTTTCTATAGATAGCCCAACGACTAAAGAAGAAAAAGACTGTGCTTTATATTATGATATTACTCGTCAAGCTCTTTTAGAGGCTTATGATTGGAGTTTTGCAAAAAGTAGGGTTTCAGTATCCGCTTCTAGTGAAACTCCAGCGTTTAAATGGTCTTATAAATCAAGTGAGTTGCCATCAGATTTACTAAGATTTAACGCTTTACACTATTCAAACGGCTCAATAATAGTAAATACAAATAGAAAAATGTATGAATTAGAAGGAAACAGAATATTGACAGATTTATCCGCTCCTTACTATATATCATATACAAGGAATGTAGAAATAGTTAGTGAGATGAGTAGATTATTTGTAATGCTTCTTTCCCTTTCTTTGGCGAAACAACTTTATAAAACTCTCGGTTCTAGCAGTTCAACACTTGCAAATGTAATGCAAGAATATGATAAATACGAGATTAAAGCAGTATCAGTAAATAACTCACAGAATCCCCCTATTGTAGTAAACTCCTCTAATTATGTAAATCAAAGGGCGGTTTCTTCTTACCCATCGGAGGTATATTCTTAATGGCAAGTTTTATATGGACACAAGATAGTTTTAACGGCGGAGAGATAAGTAAAGGGCTTCGTTGTGCGACAAGACTAGACAAATACTATAGTTCGTGTGAATATATTAAGAATTGGCTTATAACGAAAGAAGGAAACGCAAGATATAGAGAGGGATTTGGATTTGTAAAAGCAACAAAATCTAACAACGAAGCTGTATTAAAAACATTTATTTCAGTTGATAATAAGAAATATTTACTGGTCTTTACCAATTTATTCTTAACAGTATATAGAGATAATACTCAAGTTGCAGAAATAGCAAGTCCATACAGAACAGCGGACTTATTTAATATACAAGCAGACCAAGAACAAAACGTAATGTATTTGTGTGATGGCATTCATGCTGAATACATATTGACACAAACTGCAACAGATACGTTTTCTTTATCAACAGTTATTTATGACGAGCCACCATTTATACAAGAAAACTTAATAGCAACAACAATTCAGGCTTCCGCTACAAGTGGAAACATAACATTGACAGCAAGTGCAAGTTTATTTTTAGCAACAGATGTTGGCAGATATGTCAAAATAAGAAGTGGGGCAAGTAGTGATTATGCTAAAATAACAGCTTATACTTCCGCGACAGTTGTAAGTGCGACAGTTGAAACACTATTACCAACCGCTCTTGCAGTAGACACATGGTCTTTCAGCCCAGTTCCTACCTCAGTATGGTTTTTTCAAGGAAGAAGATACATAGGTAGTGTTAATAATTTATGGGGTAGTAAAGTTCCATCTGATGATGGTACAACAAACTATGATGATTTTACAACTGGTGCTGAGGAAGAAGATGCTTTTTTATTTACAAGTGCTTTATTCTCACCTGGTATAAGATGGATTGCAAGTAATGATAAAAATTTATTTTGTGCAAGTAAAAGAAGGGTTTTAGATTTAAGCCCTTCGGATACAAGTGCAATAATAAGTGTAATAAACCCTCCAAACGTTAAAACCATAGCAACAGATGGTAGTAGTACAGTTGCTACTATAATAAAAAATAATACAATATTCTTTATAAATGATACGGGCCAACGACTAAATACTGTAAATTATAACTTTGGTGTTGATGGTTACGAGATCATAGATGTAAATTTACTTTCTAATGATATATTGGGAAATAACGTTACTCAAATAGCAATGCAAGAATCAGATGAAAATATTTCTTGGTGTGTAAGTTCTAGTGGGGAATTATTAGGACTTAACTATTTGCCTAACCAAGTTGTAACAGCTTGGTTTAGATTTCAAACAGAAGGCACTATAGAGAGCGTTGCTTCGCTTCCACAGGATACAGGGGGGGATAAGTTATATGTTGTGTGTAATAGGACTGTAGGAGGCTCTACTGTACGATATATAGAGTACTTAGGTTCATATCAAAAAATGCCTAACTTCTTTGACTATTATACAAAAGTTGAAGCTACTGACAAAACAAACTATGAATTTGCTACATGGCAAGCACAAAAGGGTTATAACAACGTTGATAGTTTTATTCAATATGACGGTTCTGATAGTACAAATTCAACGCAAACAATGATACCTTCTGCTACTACAGGAAATAGTATTACATTTACGGCAGGCGGTGCTTTATTCGCTAGTTCCGATGTTGGACGTGAGATATGGGAAAAGAACGGAACAGGAGTTGCTAAAATTGTAGCTTACACTTCAGCAACAGAAGTTACTTGTAATATTATTTCTGATTTTGCTTCAACAAGTGTAATTACAGCTGGTTCGTGGTATTTTACAAAAAATACTTTTGATGGTTTAGACCATTTAGAAGGAAAGGCTGTTACTATCATTTCTGATGGATTTGAAGTAAGCGGAGACTATACTGTGGCATCTGGTGAGGTTACTATTCCAAAACAAGCTTCTCAAGCAACAATAGGATTAAAATATAATGGCTTACTTAAAACTATGGTTGTTCAAGGTGGTTCTTCTAAAGGAAACTCAAGAATACAAAAACAACATTTTAAAAGATTTGCACTTTCCGTTATTAATGGAATAGGCGGTAAAATAGGAACTAATCTTTATAATTTGGCAACTGTATTATATGGACCACCACAAACCAACGGTAGAGCTATATTGCCTTATACTGGATTAAAAGAAATAACTATATATGATAACTACGAACAAGAAAAGAATATTTATATTACACAAGAACTATCTGTACCGTTATCTATTCAATTAATAACTGGAAATGTGGAAACAAATGACCAAAATTAATCTTAAAATATATCACCCAGCACATTTAAACTTGTTTGAACTAGCAGACTATCAAGGAGATGTTGAATCATTGAAAGGAAATACCGAGATTATATATAGCGAAAATGATGAAGCTTATACAGTTATGATAGATGATAAGATAGTTTTTGCAATAGGAGCAAGAATTTTACGAAAAGGTGTAGCTGAATGCTGGATTATAAGAAGCAAGTATACGACAGAATATAAAAAAAATGTAGTGCAAATTACTGAAAAACTTATACAGGCATTTTCTAAAGACAATAATATTAGACGTTGGCAATCTCTAATAAGTCCAGCGTTTGTAAAATGGATTGAATTTATGAATTTTGAAAAAGAAAGCGAACTAGTAGGATTTGATGAAGAAACAAAATATTATATGTATAGGAGGCTAATGTAATGTCAACTTTATTATTAGCGGGAGCGGGAGCCGTAACAGGAGCTTATAGTGGTTACCAACAAAAGAAAGAAGCTGAACGCAATGCTGAATTAACTTTAGAAAATACAGAACAACAAGCTATAATGATAGAGCGTGGAGCTGAGACTCTAAAACAAACTCAAAAATCAAGATTCCTTGCAAGTGGTATTGATTTGAGTGGAAGCCCGTTATTACTACTTAAAGACACTCTAGCACGTGGAAAAGAGCAAGCAAATAGAGTTAGAGAATCTGGAGCAAACCAAGCTAAAGCATTAAAGAGAAGCGGAAGAAATGCGTTTATTTCGTCTATTCTTCAAGGAACATCAGCAGGACTTCAAGCTGGAGGTGGTAGATAATGGCAAGTATTCCAGTTTTACAAGATAGATTTATTCCACAAGTATCGTCAAAGGCTAGTAATGTTGGGCTTGCACAAAGTGCGTCTAATTTACTATTCACTTCTGCACAAGTTGGAATGAAGTATAAGCAAGCAAAAGACGCAACTAAAGTAACTGAGGAATATTCAAGATTCCAAGTAGATATGCAGAATGCAGAGGAAGAATTAAAGAATACAATTGGCAATTCTTCTGACTATAAAAAACAATGGAATAGTTTATACGAAGAAAAAAAGCAACAATATTTAGATAATGATAGTTTATCTGGAAACGCAAGAGGATTACTTGAACAATCTTTTACACAATATAGAGTAAAGAACAGTTTAAACGTTGATACTACACAAAGAGGACTTGAAGTACAAGAATATTCAAATAGCGTAGAAGAAACAGCAAGGAATAACAATTTAGTTGCATATAGGGCTGGTGAAAACTTAGATATAGACTTGTTAAAGAATGCAGAAACATCTGTTAAAGCAAATGTTATAGCTGGTTCAACACTAGTATCTAGAGATAAACTAGAAAAATTGGCAAGAATACAAACTGAAAACCTATATGCTAACTATATAAAAGGCGTAGCTGGAACTGATATAGAGCAAGCTAGGAGCTTAATAGGTAATGAAGATATACAAAATAAGCTCGGAAGTGTAGAAGCAATTGATGAGATGAAATCATATATAAGACAAGTTGAGAACAGGAAAAACAGCTTAGAAAAAGATATGAAGACTAGCGATTCATCTTTAAAAAAAGCTGCCTTAGATATAGAAGTGCAAACATCACTTGAGTCGGAGTTTCAAAGATTTAATATTGGACAGGAAGGAGGACAAGATGTTATAAAGAATAAAGATTTAAATAATGTAGATGATTTAATAAGCTTTAGAGAATCAGTTAAATCCGCATATGCTAATTATGAAATAACAGATGCACAGTATAAAGGCTATATTTCAAAGACTAATGCAGTATTTACTGGAATGATAGAAAGAGACGAATTAGGAGAAGGAGGATTACCATTTTTTACTTCTGTAAATGAGCAATTAACAAAAGATATTAAAGCCCAGTTTAAAGATAATTCAGACCTTCAAGATTCTGAATTCGTTGGAATATACGAAGACACTATTAAACAATTAAAACAAGAGAACATTACTTTAAATTCAAATGTTATTGACGATAAACTAAGAGCACAGGAACTATTTCAAGAGAATACGCAGAAATACATGCAGTTAAAAACACAAAGAAGCGATGCACAATCAGCTATAGTAGGCAATAAGATTTATCCACTAAACCCTGAGGCAAAGACAACGGGTGTTAAACTTGATAATGGTGGATGGAAAACAGAAGAACAAGATGGAGTTTTATATGAAATCAGAAGGGATTCTAATGGTAATGTTTTAGAATGGAGGAATAAATAGTGGGATTTGACCCAAGCAAACCATCGCGAATAGTAGAAGATACAAAACCAGTGTTTGACCCAAGCAAGCCAACACGAATAGTAGAAGACGCTCCTAAAAGCGTTTTAAGCAATAATACTGTAGTAAATACAGATTTAAACGATGCTCCTAAAATATCTTATATGACAGACACTCAAGTTAAAAATACACCAAGAGAAAAATACTTTGGACAACAAAAGATAGATGATAACTTTATTCAAGATTACGTAGGAAAGAATAGTAATTTATTTCAAGATGTTAGTAGAGGTGTTGCAAATGAAGTAATAAGCACTGGACAAGCTATAAAAAGATTCGGCACAAAGATTGGAGCAAGAGCAATTGCACAACGTGAATTAAATATTAAGGGTAAAACTCGCAAAGAAGTAACCAAAGAGATGAGCGAGTGGGAAAATAATATTGCAGTAGAATTAGGGGAAATTGCAAAAACAAACCAGAAGTACAGAGAGAACCTAGGAATTGCTAAAACTGAATATGATGGTGTTGCTTTTGATTTAGGAAGTGTATTTGCACAATTAGGTATGTCTGTAGTATCACGTTCACCAACTACAATGGCAAGTATGTTTGGAATAACACAACAACAACAAGTTTCTGAGGAAGTTTTTCAAAATACTGGAGATGCACAAAGAGCCGAAGACGTGGCAACTTTAATCGCTATACCAACAGCAGCATTAGAATATATTGGATTAGACCGCTTTTTAAAGGTTTTAAAGGGTGATAAATTAGTAAAGAACGTTATAGAAGGATTCGCAACAGAGGCTATTCAGGAAGGTTCTCAATCAATTGTTGAAGAAATTGGAACACAAGGATTTGGTGGAAGAGAAAAGAGCTTTGAAAACACATTAAAAGATATCGGTTACTCCATGGTTCTAGGTGGTTTAACAGGTGGCGGAATAGCTGGTATGAGTTCAGTTGGTAGTAGAAGACTGCAAGAAAAAGGCATGAGTCCTAAGACAGCAGAAGAACTATCGCAATCAATCGCTAAAAGAATAAATGAAAGCCCAGACATACAAAAACAAACTGTGGATATTCTAAGGAGACAAAATGATAATACTACTAACTACGGTAATAATATTGATAATGGCATTGCGGAAGTAAAGAAAGCAATAGATGAGAAAAGAAAGAGTTTAGAGGGAAAAACGCAAGCTGAAGTTCTTATAGAAGAAGCACGTGGCGAGAATATAAACCTTGATGAAAATACTTTACTAGAAACATTGGACGTATACGAACAAACACAAAAAGAACTAGACTTAATTAAGAAGCCAAAAGGAATAGTACAATTCATAAAAGAAAACGGTGGAATATTTGACGAACAAGGTGATTTAGCTTCTAGTGAAATAACAAAACAAGCTCCATTTGTACTAAGAAAAAGCCCTGTAAATAATCAAGGTCAAGATGTAACGCCAGATGCTGTTGCACAAAGACTATTTGATGCTGGATACTTCCCAGAGTCAACAGAACGCCCAACAATAAATGAACTCTTAAATAAGATTAATGAAGAACTTGCTGGAAATACACAGATATCAGAAGAAAATATTGAAGATTCTTTAAGAAGAGAAGAACTACAAAAGACTCTTAATAGCATAGACCAAGAAGTTGATATTGATAAAATAAGAAAACTTAAGAATTTAAACCCTAAAGAAAGAAATAGACCAGCATTAATAGAAGAAGCTTTAAAAGATGATGGTGTAATGAATGAAATTGCACAGAAACAAGAGAACGAAAGAATAGCAATTGATGTACAAACAAATATACAAAATAATATCTTAAAGAAAACTACTAATAACACAAGATTCTTTAGAAAAACTGCAATAAACGTAAAAGATGGCTCTTTTAGTGTTAAAGATGGGTTTGATTCTATTACACGTCCAGTATCAAGCATGATTGAAAAAATATCACCTAAGTTATGGTTAAAGATAAATAAATATTTATACACTACTGGAATTGAACAGAAAAAATCATTTGAAAAAATCAAACCATTTAATGATAAACTGGCACAACTTAAAAAGAATAAAGTACAAAAAGAAGATTATTATACAATAGATTTCTTGTTAAAAAATATTAGTGCAAATAAAGAAAATATAGAAGTAGGAAAAGCTTATAAAATACAATTAGACTCATTGCTTAATAAATACGATTTGAAAAAAGATTTTGATAGTGTGGCTGAGGAATTAAATAGAATATATGGAGAGCTAAAAGAAGTTGGTGTTGATGTAGGGTTCTTACAAGACTATATACCACGTATGGTAGACCCAAAACAAAAAGAGGCTTTCCTATCTTATATTGAACAGACTGAGCAATACTCAGAAATAATGAGGGCTTTAAAACAAGAAAAGTTCTTTAATGACATGACACTTGATGAAAGAGCTAAGTTTGTAAATAATTTTCTTAGGGGCTACATACCAAGGGATGTGATAACTCTAAAGAGAATAGGAAATATTAAATACGAAAGAAACATACAAGAAATTGATGCAGACTTAAACGAGTTCTACTTGGATACTACAGATGCCTTGATAAAATATGTTGAGAGTACGACTAAACTAATTGAGCAGAAAAAACTGTTCGGAACTGAGAGAAAAGATATTTCCACTCTGAGAACAGCAATCAAAAGAAAGAGAAATCAAATAGATAAAAATCCTACTGAAAAAGCTAAGAAAGAATTAAAACTTTTAGAAGAACAGGTTGAACTAATGCAAAATGGTAGTTTAGAGGACAGCGTAGGGCAAATCGTTTATGAACTAGCTTCACAGCAAAAACTAAGCATAGACGAAGAACGTATATTAAAGCGTGGATTATCTGGTATAATTGATTTTAAACAAACTTCAAGAGGGATACAATTTGCAAAAAACTTAACATACGCCTTGACACTTGGAAACGTAAAAACATCTATAACCCAGATTGGAGACTTAGCATTTAGTTTATACAACAACAATTATATGTCAACAGTACAATCAATTAGAAACAAAAAGATTGATGTAAGAGACTTGGGTATCGATAGTATAATGTCCGAGTTATCTACTCAAGACGGGTTACATAAGTTTATTCAAGTAGAATTTAAGTATACAGGACTTACTAAAGTTGATTTATTTGGTAAAAATACCTTTGTCAACTCTACTTGGATTAGTGCAAAAAAGAAACTAAAAGCTGGAAATAAACAGATTAATGATGAACTTGATTTTATATTTGATGAATATGAAGGACAAGCTGAGCAAGTAAAGAAGGATATTCTCGCAGATAAATATACTGAGGATGTAGGATTTTATCTATATAATAGATTAAGTGAAATACAGCCGATTAACATTGCTTCTATGCCTCTAGCATATTTAGAAAATCCAAATGCAAGATTATTATATTCGTTAAAGACTTTTGCAATTAAACAATTAGACTTTACACGTAAAGAAATACTAAGCAAGATTATAAAGGAGCCGAAGAAGGCACTAGCGAACGCTTTGAGATTGCAAGTTTCAATAATGCTAATGGGTGGAACGGCAGATTTAATAAAATCGTTTTGGAGTGATGAAGACTTAGATATAGAAGAGATATTTTTAGAGAATCTATTAATTTATAATTTCTTATCTAGATACACGATAAAGACTGCGACACAAAGAGGGGTCTGTTCAGCAGTATGGAATAGTATAACGCCACCTCTAATAGGAATAGTTGATAAAGCACAACAAGGTAAATTTTTAGATATAGTACCATTTGGTAAAGATATTAAAGCAATTGAAAAGGAGTTATAATGACAATAGGTAACACAACAAGGAGTACAAGGTCAATCGGAGATGGAATAACTGATACATTCTCGTTTTCTTTCCCTGTATTCGCTACAACAGATATAAAAGTATATAAGATTGATACTACTACGACACCTGAAACACAAGGAAATGCATTGGTTGAAAATACTGATTATACTGTATCTTTAAACACAGCAACAGAAGGCGGAAGCATCACATATACAACAGCACCAACAGCTAACCAAGATTCATTTATTATACGTGATATTACTTATACTCAAGGAGCTGATCTTGTTACAAATGAATCATATGATGAAGAAGCAGTTGAAGATGCTTTAGATAGACTAACAATGCTTACAATACAAAATCATGAAGCTTTATCAAGAAGTATTGCAGTTAATGAATATTATGATGGGTTAGCTGATTTTACTCTTTCTAACCCAGAAGCTTCAAAAGTAATTGGTTGGGATTCCACAGGGTTAGCAATGACTAATTACTCTGGAAGTGATTTAGACACAATCCTTACAACTTCTTACGGTCAACAATTAGTACAATCCGCTGATGCAGAAACTGCAAGGGATTTTTTAGAGTTAGGAACTAGTGATGATGTTGAGTTTAAATCAATAACAGTAGATTCAATAACAGGGGCGAATGCCACTACTACAGTAAAAGGAATAGTAGAGCTTGCAACTCAAGCAGAAGCAAATGCTGGAACTGGCACAAAAGCAATAACATCAGAAACATTGGCAGGAACTAAAATATATGGTCAATATTCTTTATCAGCTACGCAGACAGTTACCACTGGTGTTGTTACAAAAGTGGGGCTTAACGTTGAAGACATACCTGATACTAATCTAACTTTTGACGGAGTTACGAATTTTAGAGTAACGCCAACGGTAGCTGGAACATATAAAATTAGTGCTAAGGTAAAAGGACAGTCTACTGCTGGTACAGCCTTTGCAGTAGGTTGTTATATATACTTTAATGGAAGTGAGATTTCAAATTCAATTAGTTCAGGATATACTAATGGAACAGACTATGCCACTGATTTTGTCACAGTAACTTTTAATGGAACAACTGACTATGTGGAATTATACGGTGGAACTGCTGGTTCTGGCAATGTTCAATTTGAAGTTGGCACACGCTTAATAATAGAAAGGGTGAAATAATATGAAAAAAGGAATAGACTTTGAAATAATAGACAGATTAGACGGGAATGGTGCTGTTGTAAAAATACTAAACAATAATTACACCGCACAAAACATTGATATTTTTCTTTTTGAAGAAAAAAAACAAAGTCTAATCAATGTACGCTTACAGTATTTAAAGAGTACAGATTGGTACACTGCAAGAGAACTTGACGAGCCTAATTCTTATCCACAAGAGATTAAGGCTAAAAGAATTTTGGCGAGACAAGAAATTAACGAAATTGAAGTGGCAACTCAAAAAACTATTAATAATTATTCAATAACTTTTTAAGGAGAAAAATGGCTTATACAAGAAAACAAATAACTTTAGATGCAGTTTATAAAAGAAGAATGCACTTACCAACGAATAGTGGTAATCCTTCATTTTTAGTTACTGGTGGGACTGTCAATGTTTATCATTATATTAAATCAAGCGAAGGTGCGGATGACCCTGCAAATATTGCTGCAATGGTTGCAGATGATGCAAATCCATTTAGTGCTGGTGCTCACCCTATTACCGCTATGGCTGATAATATTGCGTGGGAAACTGCAAGTGGGACACCTATAGTAACAACAATTAATATAGTGCAATAAATGAGTTTAATTAAAGACGTAGCAAGATACATATATTATAGCAATGCTTCTTCTGGTCTAATAGGCGATGACGTACAAGAAGCTATTGATGAAATTGCTAACAGAATTTCTAATATTGGCGGTTCTGTTAATAGCTATTCTGATTTAGCTTCTCTAACCGTTGATGCTGGTACAATATATTTAGTCCTTAATGATACAGGTTCTAGGTGGCTTCTTAATTTCAAGCCTCGTGGTGTGTATTTATACACTGGTTCTAGTTGGGAAAAGTACGAACAGTATGTTAAGTATTCAATGGTTGGTAGCCAGTTAGAATCTCTATGGCAAAACGCTACTACTGGTGGAGCTTCTTTATATCCGCAATATACTATAATAAATGATAATGGTATTTTATACCAAAATCTGACAGGAACAAACACAGACACAGCACCGAATTTAGATACTACAAACTGGAAATATATTGCTCCTTTTACTAGAACAGTTGACGGATATATACAGCCTCTTGTTGACGGTGATAATTTAAATCTATTGGACGCTCATATCCTAAACGTTGACTATATTGAATTTAAAAATTCAGATATACCTTCTTCGATTGTAAAAATTTCTCAAAAAAATATTGTAACAAAATCAGCATTAGGTACAACTTTGAACTATGGTGGTGTGATTACAATCAACGCACTAGATAATACTAAATTTGATATTTCAGCAGGTTCTGCAACTTTTGTAGATGAGGGTACTAGTGAATCAAATCCAGTTGAAACAACTATTGAATGGGGAGACCAAATAGGCGTTACAGTAACAGGTCTTAATATTCAACCTTTAACCTTTGTCAACGTCTTACCAAATGGCACGTTTGAACAAATCCCTGATGTGACCAAATTTAAGAAAGAAAGGGAGGTTTGTATACTTGGTGTACTAACACACTTTTCACAAGCTTTTATTGAGGTAGCTGGACCATACGCAAATATAGGACGTGGAATAGTGCCTACACTAGCGGATTTATGTGAATCTTTGGGAACGAGAATAAATTATAGAGACGGGAATAGATATGTTGCGAATGGTGCAAATTTGCATTTAGATAAAGAGGAAGGTTTTATTTTTGGTTTAGGTATTAACAGGGCAATTGATATTCAAAACCCAAATATTGAGACTTCGTCAGCAAGTAGCCAAGTGGCATTTTTAACATTTTACAGAAATGCATTGCCATTTTTTACTGATACAATAGACACAGAATATTACGACCCTTTTGGTGATGGAAATTTAGTTTTAATTCCTGAAGGTTATTATGTACCTCATAGACTGTTTCGTTCATCCGAAACCAAACTTGATGCAATGCAATATGGTCAGATAGCCTACGATTCTTTAAAGAAGGCGGTTATCAGTGTGCAAAGTGAAGATTTTGAAACTGTTGACTCGTTAACAGGGGTATATAATCGCGGTGCTTTAATTGTGAAACAGGGTGCAACGAATCTGAACGACCAAAATCAAGCTATGTTTGTTCATTTTGGAATTTTAGGCAATAACACGCTTGTAAAAGTGCCTGGTGCAGAAAAATTTGCTGAACCTGTTGAAGTTGTTGATGGACTTTCATATCAACGACAGGCTCTTTCTACTGTTTATTCAGGTGGAAGTGCTTATCTTGATGTAGCTGAGATTTATGATTTTGAAAGTAATGATATATACTTTCAAGCTTCTGATAACTCAATAAACAGCCCTACGCTAGATTTTACTAATGGTTCTATATATACTGGCGACCCTTTAAAAATAAAAGGGAGTATATCTAATAATGGGTTTTGTAAGGTTTCTTCCGTAACCGCAAATAAAATAATTGTAACGAGTAAGACTATAGTCAACGAATCCGCGGGGAACACGGTAATACTGAATACAGCTGGAAAAGGAAACATTACCTATATCTTCGGACAGAAAGAATTTATTTTAAACTGCACAACTGGTTCAGGCGTTGGCGGAAGAGCAAGAATTGAATTGACTCTTGGAACAGACCAAGCTCCTCAGATTAATTGGATTCATATAATTAGGAGTGGGACAGAAGCTATATTAAATAAAACTCTTGTTGAGCCTGATGATGAATTTGCGATGGTATGCCATCTTCTAGTGCCTTCTTATGCGAGAGCTTCTGCAAGATGTACCTATAATAGCCGTAGATGGAGTGATGTAAAAGAGGTAAATGGAAGAGGGGCAATTGCTAACATTCTATTTAAACAAAGAAACCCGATAAGCCACATTTCAGGTGGTGGGGCAAATATAACAATTAATTCAGGTACATCTCCATATAGTATTGATATAACAGTTGACCCAGCAGTCTTTAGAGAAATCTTTAAACAATATAGCGATGGTTTACAATTAAGTGTAGATGGGGCTTATGTTGTTAATGATCCTGTAGAGAAATATAAGCTTATAACAAATGGTAATCAAATAACAGTAGATTCTCAAGGTAATAGTCTAAACAATAAATTTTTTAGACTTGTTTTTATGATTGCCTTAAATACAGCATGCAAAACTCAACTTTTGATAACGCTGCCTAATGGAAGTTATGGAAATGCACTTGACGCCTTTAGAGACTCATCAGACTTATCTGTTACCTCTTTGCCTGAAGGCTTTACGTCGGCTTACTTAATTTGTGCAGGCGTTTTTAAAATTCAAGGTGGAACAATTATAACAAATGAAGCACTTGCTTATGGAGTTAATAATATCGACTTGAGAAAAGTGTCACTTGGTGGATTTTCAGGAGGTTCAGGAAGTGCTGCTATTACAGAATTTAATGATGATCTTTTTGCTATATTTGACAACCTAGACAGTTCAAAACGTGCAAAATTTCAAGTCTCGAATGTTAATCCCTCAGGCACAACAAGGACTTTGACAATTCCAAATAACGACGGGATAATTGCTACAACAAATAATATTCTTGGAACTACAAACAGGATAACAGAAGTATTAAGTGGAGATGATCTAATTCTTGATATTTCATCGACTTATGACAGCATGTTAGTTAAAATAACAGGAAATCAAACTATAGGGGGAATAAAAACCTTTACAAGCGAAATCCAAGCAAGCCTAGGCGTAAATGTAGCAAGTGGACAGGCTTATGAAATAAATGGAGTGTCAATAAATGTTGCAGGTACTTTATCAAATGTTGCTTATTTGAACGCAAATAATACATTCACAGGCGACAACACATTCAACGGAAATGTGTTTGTAAATGGAGATAAAATCGCAGTTGATAAAAGAATTTCTGTTGCTGACAATCTTCTAGCTTTGAATTTTGGTGAAACAGGGGCAGGCTTAACTTCTACATTTTGCGGAGTTATAGCTGATAGAGGTTCAACCTTACCTTTCGCATTTGGTTTTGAAGAAACACGTACGTCTTTTGTTTTAGGCTTGTATTACGTGGAGTTAGATTATACAGGTAAAACAGGCTCATTTAATTTGAACGATGAAATAGAAGGGGATTCAAGTGGTGCTACTGGGTATGTTGTAAGTGATGACGGAAGTACGTTGACTATTAAAATTGTTGATGGAACTTTCACGACAGAAACGATCACCAACAATACGGTAACAGGTTCGGCAACAGTAACAACTGCCACAGTTATTAACGATATGCAAGTCGTATTGACGAGACAAGACACCCCAACATCAAACGGATTACTGTATTACAATGCAACCCAAATGAGAGCTGATACGGCGTCAACTTTAACCTTTGACGGTACAACTTTATACACACCTGAAATTAACAATACGGGTGATATTTTGATGTCTGCTGGAAAGCTATTGTTTGACAAAAACCTTGACGGCGGTTCTATATATTTTGATTCTGCAAATGATTTATTTGTGATTGAAAAAACAGATGGAAATGGAGCAACGCCCGACGGTGATATTGTAATTCGTGGACGTGGAAATAATGACAGTTTAACTGAGTACATGAGAATTAAAGGTTTGACAGGAAGAATAGGTATAAACGAGTCTGATCCTGCAACCTTTTTAGAAATTACAAGCTCTAGTAGTAATTATCCATATTTGCGTTTTACCGCTTCATCAGACCAAGATAGAAGCTGGCAGTTTAAAACCACCGACAATACCGACTTAGTATTGCAGGATTTATCAGGAAGTAAAACTTTTAAAATTCAAGATTCAGGTAGTAACTTCTTTCCGTTCACTGTTAGACCTTCTTCTAGTAGCGGTAGTAATTTAATTACAATGCTTAGAGATTCCTTAGGTTCTGTATGCATTGGAACACCTAATACCGCAACTGTATACTCGCAATTATATATTGCTATGCCAAATGTTAGAAATATCCTAACGATTGAAGGTGGTGGAAACAATGACGTTGCTTCTCTTGTCAGATTAGTTGATAGTGATACAAACTTAAGAGGTAGCGGTGTTTTATGTGATAGTGTAGAAATCGGAAGTGAACAAAGTTGGTTTATTGGAAAACCTTATTCAAGTAATTATTTTCAAATTGGTTATGCAAGTCAGAAATATTCAACTGACGAAGACGATGCAACAAGAGTGGCACAAGCTAAGGTTTTGATTGCACCTGTTACAGGTTACTTTGGAATCGGCAAAACTCCAACAACACAACTTGACGTAAACGGTGTGATAACTGCAACAGGTGGCAATTCTACCAATTGGAATACTGCTTATACACATAGTCAATTAACAAGCGGTAATCCACATAGTGTAACTAAATCGGATGTTGGTTTAAGCAACGTTGAAAACACCGCCTTAAGTACATGGGCAGGTTCAACAAATATTACAACATTAGGAACTATTGCTGATGATTTAAATCTCGCAAAAGATTTGGTTGTTAGTGGGAATATAAGACAAGCGAAATCATTTTATTACGATGAATTTTGGGAGTACAATACTAATCTTTGGGCGACTTTACCTGCAAGTGGAACAACTAGCGTAGGTTTAGATTTGACTCAAAAAGGTGGTGTGCTAAAGTTATCTGCAGGAGGTATACAAAACGCAAATATAAGTATTTATCAAAACGTAAATCACCAGTTCAATGCAAATCTCGCTCCTGAATTTGAGGCAAATGTTACAATTTCAGATACTTCTTTTATTAAAGCTAGAGTTGGGTTGTATGATAGTGTAACTGGTTATTTTATAATGTTTGAATGTAATGCAACAACATCAGCACTAGGTAAGTGGGTGGGTAAAACTTTAGATGGAACTGGTGAGGCGACAAGTTCAGGGATAAATGCATCAATTTCTAAAGTTAATTTACGTTGGAAGTTTATAACTTCAAGCTCAATAGAGTTCTTTGTTGACGGAGCTAGTGCAGGAACTATTACTACACACATACCAGTAGCATCATTAGATTGTTATATGCTTGTACAAGCATTAGCACCAGACGGATCTACTCGTACATTGTCAGCGGACAGTATAAAAGTGTGGCAAAATAGAACTTAATATTTACTTTTAAATATTAATATGTTAAAGTAAAATTATTATTAAAAAAATAAATAGAAATGAAAAAAATACAAATTATAGAGTTATACAATAAAATTGAAAAATTAAATAAAATTCAAAATACCAGATTTTCTTATGCTCTAGTAAGAAATAAGAAAAAACTATTTGAAGAAATAGATAACTTTCAAAAGTCATTTACTGCAACTGAAGAGATGAAAGCTAGCGATTTAAAAGTTAATGAATTAAAAGCAAAATTCAAAGGTGAAGAGCTTGAGGAAAAGCTAAAAGAACATTATGAAGAAAACAAAGAGCTTATTGAACAAATTAAAAAGTTAAATAAAGATTACGCGGAATTTTTACAAACAGACATTGAAATAGAACTTTTCAAAGTACATCTTGAAGAATTACCAAAAGAATTAAATCAGAATGAGCTTGAAGGAATTTGGCTACTAATAAAGGAAATTATGTGATGGAAGATAAAACTGAAATTATCATATTGCTAAGTGGAATGGGGACTGCTTTCATATGGGTATTAAATAGATGGAATAATCTTTTTAAAGAAAAATCTTTGTTGGAACAGAAATACCAAAACGAAAAACTTGAAGACCAACAAAAATTATTAGAGCATTTGGACAAAGAAGCTCAAAAAACTAGAGATTTTTTCACTGAAACAAAAACTGCCATCTCTTCCTTATCCTCAAAATTGGATGGATTAGCAACGCGGGAACACGTTGAAAATGTAAGAAATTCAATAGATATAGAAATGAAATCGTATAAACAATTATGTGATGAAAAGATAAATCGTGCTGAAGCATTGTTCAACAATGCTACCTCAGAATTAAGAGCTTGTAAAACAAGGATTGAAGGATTTTTTAAAGAACATTTAGAAAGAACAAAATGAAAAAAGCTTTTAAACAATTAGTAATCACAGTTTTTGCAAGTAAGAAAGGTTTGACTTGGCTATTAAGTTTAGTCTTGTTAACCATTCAATTTAAAAAAATGGTTGTCGTTTATAACGTACCAACAAATGATTTATGGATTTTCTTATCATTAATTACATTGTTATGTATAACGCTAGGCGTAATAGCTTTTAAAGAAATAGTAATAGAATTAAAAAAATCATGAACGGTTATCTAATAGCAATTGGCGGATTTTTTCTCACTTTAATGAGTGTTTTTTATAAAGGAAAAAAAGCTGGAAAAGAGCAAGAACAATATAAACAACTAAAGGCAAATAATGAAACTAAAAAAAGGATGCGTAAAGCTTCTACTATTAGTAGTAATGCTGAACTTAGTAGGGTGCTTAAGAGCCATAAATTCTAATGTTTGTGTTGACATTGTAAAATACACAGAAGAACAAGAATTACTTCTTGATAAAGAAGAGAAAGGCTTTATGACAAGTATTTTTCTTATCGACTACCATAATCTTAGAAATAAACTTAGGGCTTGTGAATAATGGCAAACTTTAATGACAAAAGCAAAAAAGAATTATATACCTGCGAAGAAGATTTACAGGATTTATTCAATATTGTTGTTGAAAACTATGATTGTACTATCCTACAAGGGCATAGGAGCGTCAAGGAGCAACAAGAACTTTATGAGAAAGGGGCAAGTAAGGTTAAAGACTCAAAACATAACCATAAGCCCTCTAAAGCGGTTGACGTATCACCTTATCCTATTCCTGATAATTGGGGTAAAGTATCTTGGGGACTTATTGCAAATAAAGAAGACAGGGAAGAAATTAAAAGGCAAGTCAAAGAACTACATAAATTCTACCATTTTGCAGGATATGTAAAAGGTGTTGCAGATACAAGAAACATTCCTATTACTTGTGGTGCTGATTGGGATGATGATAATAGCTTTATTGACCAAACCTTTGATGATTTGATACATTTTGAGAGTAAGAGCTAGTAATTCAAAATTTATATGTTTAAATTGGGCGGGTGGACGGAATTGCACCATTCAATCTCAAGCTTATGAGACTAGTAAGATATTATTACTCTACCCCGCAAAATATATTATACTTTCTTAGATTTAAAATACAACTTCTTTTTTTGATAATTTTCCCTACACTTCTTATGTCTATATTCTTTTGATGCTTTGCTTTCATGAAAAAATTTAATCTTTTCAAAATCAGTATCTTCAATATTTATTCCAAACTCATAAGCCTTAATTGTGAAAAACTCTTTATCGCTTAAACAGTTCTTTATTTTGTAGAATCTATAGCTTTCAACTTCAAACATTGGTAGGGGCTTTTCCGCTCCTCTATGGTGTATAGCATCGTGGCAATCTCTACAAAGAAACATTGCGTTCTTTACATCCCATCTGTACAATTTATCGCTACGCTCCAAAATATGGTGCGTGTCTTGTGCTTTGTTGGTTTTGCATATTTGACAATTTTTGCCTTTATGAAGTTTGCTAAAAGCAATATCAAGTTTTAATTCAATTTTTAACATTCTTTTATCTTTATGCTTTGCATTTAAACAGACCACCCTATAAAAAGATTTTTATTTTTAGCTATAGCATTATATTCTTTTTCAGTTATAATGACTAGTTTAATATCAGGGTAATATTTTGCCATCCTTTTTAATTTTGTCTTACTTCTAGAATCCATCCATCCTTTTACTTCATGGTATTCTATACTACCGTTATTATTATATATTTTAAAATCTGGTTTGTAGCTTACCACTCCTTGTTTTATTTTAGTAAAACGAAATATATCTACTTCATATTCCCAGTCTAATATTTCTTTTTGTTTTATTAAGAAGTTTAAATAACATGCATAATTCAATTCCCATTGGCTACGCATAAAATATCTTTTACCATTATAATCATACCATCCTCTTTTACAGTTAGAATAAGCATTACCCCCACCAAGTATTCCTAACTCATGTAATTTAGAATTTTTCACAGACCTTTGTATACTAGCTTGTTTTGAATTTAAGAAGGAATCTTTATTTATTGTTAGTTTAAGGTGCGATGCTTTATATCGTATTTGGGAAGATGATAAGTTTAATTTTTCACAACACCACTTGTTACCTTTATCTGGATAGTTTTCTTTTAAAAAATCTATATTTTGTTTTGTCCAACTGAAAGGCATTTTTTTATAATTGGTAATATCATATATTAAAAAAGCCCCCGAATGAGAAGGGGCTTAATATTAATTAATTAAAAGGTATCTTTATTATAATTGAATTAATTTTAATATACAATTAAAATAATTCCATTTGTAAAGCTTCTGCATAAGTTTTTAAAAGAAAATCTTCCTCTTGTAGCTCCTCTTTATCTTTTTTTCTCAAAGCAATAAGTTTTTTCATAATTTTAGTATTAAAACCACTTCCTTTTGCTTCTTTATAAACATCTGAAATCTGATTAGAAATTTCGTTTTTTTCATCTTCAAGACGTTCAATATTTTCAATCAGTTTTTTAAGTTGGATATCAATTTTTTCTTCCATAGTTTACTCCTTATTTGTTAGTTTTATCTTTACTACAATTCTTATCAATACATTCCTCTTGATTGTTTTTATGGGTACTGCCCATTATCCAATTTATTAAAAACATATTTCTCCAAAAGTTGCTTTGTGGTGGTGTCTTTTGTGTAACTACTTTGTCTACTACTGATTTTTTAACAACTTTTTTCTTTTCAGGTCTAACAGTTTTCTCTTTTTTAATTGTGGCTTTTTTAATAGTTGCATTCTTTGTTGTAGTAGTTTTCTTATAGCTAGATGGTTTTGAATACGAACGACTTCTTGAAAAACCACCACTTCTAACTCTAGAAAAAGCCGTTACTGGTTCTAAGCATAATGTAGCAATAATAATAATTACAGTTATATTTCTTTTCATATCAACTCCCGATTTTCATTTCGTTATTAAGGTCGTCAAGCCCCTTTGTTTTTGGCTGTACCATTTCGTATTGCTCATTGTCAATAGTGTTTAAATCAGCTAATTCAGAAGGGAATAAAGATTTACAAGCTCTACGTATCACGGATTTTTTCGCCATTTCTCCATAAAATTCAGCCCAAACTCCGCCATCTTTTGTTTTGCTTTTTGATTTTATTAAATCAATTTCGTTACGACTCATGGTTTCAACAAAGCTCATGCCATTTTGAAAGTGAATAATACAATAAACACCTTCTATATCACAATCTTTTTTTTCAATGAACGGGTTACTACACTTTTTATGATTTACAACATCGTTATTATTTACTTTACTTATTGAAATTTCATCACCTTTATAAACAAGCACGGCTTGAACTTTAGTGTTAGGAAAAGCTTTATTTATTTTGTAAATGTAACCTTTGTATCCGATTTGTAATTGAATTTTAGTAATCCACTGATTGCCTTCTTTACATTTATAAGGCACTAGCCAACAATATTGATTTGCATCTATTGTTAATCCTAAACTTATTGCTTGATTAATACAATCAATCGTACAATCCATATTTTGCTTTACTAAATCCATTAAATAACTATTTGCTTTTATAGTTGCGACAACACTACTAGCTATTGCGAGGGCTTTTCCACTATCAACATTTCCATTTTGTAAATATTTATTTGCTATTGCATTCGTTAAAGAGCCTGCTTGTTTTACTTCGTCTTTATTATCTGTAATAGTTAACTGTGCATTTTCCATTTTGTAACCTTTTATTTATTAATAACTCAACACAAGGCGGGATAGGTGTTGAGAACTACCCCGTTTATAATTATAAACTATAAATTTAAACAATCAACATTTATCACTTGCTATAACTCCTTTTTGCATTTCTTCATAGTTCTTAAATTGACAATTTACTGTAGCTGAACATCCAGACGCACTACCTTTTATTGTCCAATTCTTCCCATCAATTCCTATAATTCCAACACGTTTAAAAAATGCAAAGTGCCTTGTTTTAAATTCAGAAAGTTTGTCGCCCAATCTTTTATACTCGCTTGCAGTTTCATAGAAAATATTAGCATCATCATAAATATTTATTGCGTCTTTTTCTAGCTTATCTATAGGAATAACACCGTCATCAATACCATATTTTATTTTACAATGTGATTTAATTTCTGGCATATTTTCTCTAAAAAGTTTAGCCATACTTGATTTATCCCGCAAAAAATCAGGTTCAGGTTCAATATCATTTTGCAACATGTTATCCCAAACATTAAGAGCATTCAAAAATAATGGATGCAATGACTCGTAGATGGGGTAAACCCAAATATTAATATCATACCATTCTTGAAGTTTTTTATAGCCACCGTTCGCGATGTTATCACAACATAAACAAGCCTTTCCTTTGTAAAAATCGTTATTGTAATCAGCTTTAAGCGGTACGATGTGCGCGATAATTCCCCATTTATAGTTTTTATCGCGCGCTTGTTCTTGCCATACTTGGTATTGGTTTTGCATGATATAACCCCATTTACTACCATTGGAGTTTATATCATCTTTCTTAGCCATGAAATAATCATAGGTTTTGACTTCTAAAACAAACTTTTCGCCCGCACTTACTGCGTACCCTCTAAAATCTGTATCTTTTATAAATTCACCGAGAATATCAGGTGTATAACCAGCCAATTTATGAAGCGTTGAATTGAGAACTTTTTGAGGTTGATGTACTACCTTGCAAATATCTAAGAAATTATTAAAATACATTTCCGCAAACTTCTCCATCTTATGCCCAAACTCTGACATGATCGGACAAAATGGTTTACTTTCAAGAGTTCCTTTCTTAATGTGGTAGCTTTCATAAGCTGTCAAAAAATCTTTTGACTCCATGAAGTCTTTAGTAGACTCGCCCATGGCTTTTTTAATATCTTCCTCGCTTGAAGTTGCTCGTATCACAGGCGATATTTCAGAAGCACCTACTATCTTACGGCGTTCAGCATGCCATTGTTGTTTCTCTGTTTCAATATTGCTCATCTTCACTCCAGTCCCAAATTCCTTCTTCTTCGCATTCATCTATAGCATCGCAGTAAGCCTGTTCATATATCTCCTTACACTTATCTTCTATCAACTCCGCATCTTTTGGGGATGCCATGTTAATTATAAGCTCGTCAAACTCTTCTTGTGATTGTAAAAAATCGTAAGCATCGATTTTGCTAGGATGACATTTTTGAAAAAAATCATCTCTAGTGCAACAATCTTCTGCGTTAAAATCTAAAAATTCCTTGCATTGACAGTAAAATTCTTTCCAATCTATACAGTCTTTATTCCAATATTTCTTTGCGTACATAATTAATCCTTTTCGTTGTTCATTTTATTTACTTTCTTTTCTCTCCTCTTTACCTCTTGTTCTATAAGGGGTGCTACTATTTTAGTCATTGTAGTATCTAGCCTATCGGCGATAGCCTTAAGCCTAGTTTTCATTTCTGTTCTGATGTGTAAGTCTGTGTCTTTGTCTTTTTTCATTGTTTATTTTATACCTCTAATTTTTATTGCCATCGCCATCGCCATTGCCATTGCCATTTCCATCGCCATCGCCATCGCCATTTCCATCGCCATTTCCGCCATTTCCATAGCCATCGCCATTGCCATTGCCATTGCCATTTCCGTCATAGCCATTTCCATAGCCATTGCCATTGCCATAGCCATCGCCATCGCCATAGCCATCGCCATAGACATCGCCATTGCCGTAGCCGTAGCCGTAGCCGCTGGTTGTTACTGAATGATTGTATTCTTTGTTAAAATTAGACATTTTAGACATTTTATTGTTTCAACCATCGCCATAGCCATTTCCATCGCCATCGCCATAGCCATTTCCATAGCCATTGCCATTTCCGCCATTTCCATCGCCATCGCCATCGCCATAGCCATTTCCGCCATTTCCATCGCCATCGCCATAGCCATTGCCACTTCCATTTCCGCAATAGCCATCGCCATCGCCGTTTCCGCCATCGCCATAGCCATAGCCATAGCCATTTCCATAGCCATTGCCGCTAACTATTGAATGATTGTATTCTTTGTTAAAATTAGACATTTTAGACATTTTATTGTTTCAACCATCGCCATAGCCATCGCCATCGCCATAGCCATTGCCACTTCCATTTCCGCAATAGCCATCGCCATAGCCGTTTCCGCCATCGCCATAACCATAACCATAACCATTTCCGCCATCGCAATCGCCATAGCCATAGCCATCGCCATAGCCATCGCCATTGCCATCGCCATATCCATTGCCATTTCCGCCATTGCCATCGCCATCGCCATCGCCATAGCCGTTTCCGCCATAGCCATCGCCATTGCCATTTCCATAACCATTGCCATAGCCAGTGAATGAATTGTGTTCTTTGTTAAAATTAGACATTTTAGACATTTTTCCAACTGTCTTTATTACAATTCATAAGTAAGACTACATTTATTGTCTCTACTTCAATATCATTGCATTTATCTAGAATAGTGTTATTAAGCACGCCAAATTCGGCTAACTCTCCCAATCCTTTTGTAGTACCCCACTTTCGGATAATAGAAGCGTTGCTAATAAATGTTTTATTCTTTTTTTGGCTAACTCTCCCAATAACAATCCAGCCTCTATTTAAAACAGCTATCCTAACAGTACTAGGCTCAAAATCTGTTATGCAAGATTTCTTTATGTATTTTTCGCCATTTATTTCTATTTCTTCACTCATTTTCCGTTTCCTTTTTATTATTAATATAAATAGAGCAGTAGGTTTAATGTTGTTAAAATCTTAATGCCTTAAAATGTAACTTGTTAAACAACTAATGAGGCGCTACGTTTTATTGCCGGTCTAGCCTGTTTAGTTCAACTGCTCCTCCAATATACTACCACAAACACTACCACAAAGTCAAGAACTTTTTTCACTTTTTTTTAGTTTCTAATTAACCTAGTATATACGACCTTGTCAAACCACCACCAGCGTTTTTGATAAGTGACTAAAACAGAGAATGATAAGTCAAAATCTGAAATTTTTTTAATAGTATAATAGTTTTTCATGATAAACTCCTTTTTATTATTAAAGCTTTTATCTCCCTTATAACTAACTAAATTAAATTCACTTGTATATTTTTTGATAATTTTTCATCAAACATTTTACAAAATTCTTTCTTAATTTCAAAACCATACGATTTTCTACCCAACATTTCACTAGCCAATAAAGTTGAACCACTACCAGCACAAGGGTCAATCACAACATCCCCATCATCAGTGAATAACTCAATTAGAAATTTTAAAAGGTGTATAGATTTTTGTGTTGGATGGATTTTTTCTGTTTGTGTATCCCTTTCGTAAGGAAGAGAATTGAATACCATCCTTCCTTTATTGTTAAATTTTGGTAGTTTATCTCTGTAAAATAATAGAGCGTATTCTGTGTTTCCAACAATTCTCATGTTAGCTTTTAGAACTTGCGGACTATAATTTTTATAAAAACTCAAAGGGATATATTTTTGAAATCCATATTTTTTTGCTATTTCAATTAGCGTAAATTGTTGTTCAAATGAGCAAAATACAATCATACACCCAGCTTTTCCAACTTCTTTTGGTTCGGGTCTAATCAACTTATTGCAAAAATGGAAAAATTCATTAAGATTGAAATTCTTATCCGTGTCAAAAAATTGTTTTCCGGCTAATTTACTTTCTCCATTTTTGTTATCGCCATCCTTATACCACATAGGATTGCTAGCGTATGCATTGTTTCCTAGATTATAGGGGATATCGGCTAAAACAAGCTGTGCTTTTGGTATATTGTATTGTTTACGATTTTGAAAATGGTCATTTATTAATTTCATTTTAAAGCCCTACAGTTCATTTTTATTAATAAATTCTTGAAAAGTCATTGGTTGCTTTCCATTTGTGAAACTGTCTATTTCATAGTTATAGAAATCAAGCACTTGGTCTTGTGTTGCATTTAATTTTAAAGCTTCTTTCATAAATTCTATATAGAAACAATAGCCATGCACGTCTACAATGCCACCTTCCCCGTCAATCCAATCGTCTACAGTTAAAATTATTTTATCTTCTTCATCTTCAACATCATAGTTAAAATATTTATCAACAAATTTTTGGGCTATTTTATGCATTGGGTTTTCTACTGTGTGTTCATCTTGTGGAAAAAAAACCTCGCATTTTTCGCACTGGATATGATGAACAAACTTTGTTCCTTGCGACTCAAAGAAGTCCATGAATAGTTTTGTCTTTAAATCAGGTTTTTGATTTTGTTTATTTTGGACGTGTCCGCATTTTGGACATTTTGTTTCTTTCATTCTCATTCTCCTTTCTTATTAATGGTTAGTGTTTTATTTGTCATTTTTTAATTTTTCATAAATGTTACTTTGAACCCAAAGAGATATTTTTGCCTTCTTGATGGTTAACTTCCTATATTCCTCTTTTTCTTTTTCTGTATAACCTTTGCGTTTACAATAAATATCATAAGCTCCATTGACACTTTCTGCTTCAATAACTGCTTCATCCGCACTATCGGAACAATTAGGGCAATAGCTCCAGCCGTAGTCTAGTTTTTGTCCGCAAGAGCAATATCCATTTTCAAAGTCAACCTTGCATTTAAAATACAATTCTCTACGACCTAGATTATCTACTTTCAATGGCAATTCCCACAATTCTCTAGTTAGTTTGTTTAAAATACTAGTGTCTGTTATTTTTGTGTACATCATCTCATTCTCCTTTCTTATTAATATTAATTTTAAGCCACGTACAGTTCATTTTTTTATTTATTAAGGTCATTTAACCTTTTTTATTTTCTTTCGCACTCTACGTTTAAATTTAACACATTATCTTTGATTATTTCTTGTCTTGTATAATAATTATTAACAAGATTTTGTAATTCTTTCACTATTTGGCAAGCAACGATTGCTCTTTCTCTTTCTTCTAGTGCAAAATCTTTAACGCAAATGTTACAGAATGCTTCTAGTATAAATTTTTTAGCCAAACTCATCGGCTCTTCTCTCAATCCAATTTGTTTTCTCAATTCTTTTTCAATCATAATTTCTCCTAGAATGCAATAAAAAATTCTTGTAAGTATTTGATAGTAGCAGTGCCACAAGCACCGTTTCTATTTTTTCTTACGATTAATTCGCAAGTATTTTTATCTCGTTCAAGTTCTGCCTTTGTAAGTTGGTAATTTTTTCTCTCTTTTTGGTCTTCTGAAAATTCATTTAATCCGTCAAGATATTTTTTTTCATAATATTCAGCCCTGTAACAGAACACTACCATATCAGCATCTTCTTCAATTGTGCCGCTATCTCTTAAATCAAACATTTCAGGTCTTTTATTGTCGCGTTTGTCCACTTCACGATTTAACTGTGAAAGGCAAAGCACAGGGCAATCATATTTTTTTGCAAGTCCTTTTAGCTTTTTAGTTATATCGGAAAGTATACGCCTTATGTCTTTTTCGTTTCCATCAGCTTTTGTAAATTGAAGGTAGTCGATGATCACTAAATCAATTCTTCCAAGTTTCCTATATAAACGCCTTATTGTTTTTTCCATGTATGCAGGTGTTATGCTTGTTCTATCGTCAATATAAAAGTTTGTGTTTTTTAGTGTTGTTGCTTTTTGTTCTAGCAATTTAAATTCAGTTTCGTTTATAAAACCTTTCTCAAACTTATAGGAATTAACCCTCGTGATGTTAGCAATGGTACGGTAAGCATTTATTTCATTGCTCATTTCTTCACTGAAAAATATAACATTTTTACCACTGTTGGCAATATTTAAGCCTATTTGTGATGCAATTGTTGATTTACCCATTGATGGTCTACCGCCAAAAATTGTTAGCTCACCATTTTTTAAGCCGTGGAATTTCTCATCAAAGTCTTTTAAACCAGTTCTGAGTCTTGAAATAGTTTTATTTTGCATGTTTTCTTGGATGACTGGAATTTCCTTTGAAACTATTTCATAGATTGATTTAACATTGTATTCGTAGCCTGTATCATCTTGGATGTTCTCAATATCAGTCTTGATTTTGTCAAGCATTTCAACGCTATTGTTTTCAGGGCTGTTTACGATAGCTAATAAATTTTCCGCAAGTTGTCTTGCTCTTCTTCTCCTTGAAAGGTCTAATACTTCCCTTGCATGATTTGGAATGTCAAATATACCACTTGCTACGCCAAGTATTATTCCAAGATAATTTTGCCCTCCAAGTTCTTTTAGAATTTTGTTTGAGTTAAATATTTTCTGCATGTTGACTGAGTTAGCTTGCTCGCCTGAAGTAATTTGTTTTTCAAGATATTTATATAATTCTTGATGAACAGGCTCGTAAAAGTCGTTTGCTTTTATGGTTTCAGTTACTTTGAAAAAATACTCGTTGTTTTGAATAATACTTCCAAGAATGATTTGCTCTGCTTCTATGTTGTATAGTTCCATAATCTTTAAAATTTTGGTCTGTTAATAAAATGTTCCTCTGTTTTCCAAGGTTTGTTTTTCCTTATCCAATTTCTAAACGTGCTTTGCCAGTTTGTTTTTCTTTTTCCTTTCCCATCTCCATTTATCCAATAATCTTTAAAGTTTATCAAGGTTTTATCAATTTGTTCTTGTCCATAGCCTTCTTTTTGCAAAGTATTTTTTGTTTCTTCTGATAAAATAAAATCATGAGAAAGTTTTTCTTCTTTATTTTCTTTTATTTTCTTTTCTTCTTTTAAATATTCATTTATAAAGTATTTATATAATTCTTTATATATATCACCGTTTTTGTCTAAAGCTAACACCGTTTTTGTTAATTCAGTAACACCGTTTTTGTCTATTGCTTTATCCAAAGTCGGTGTTAGGTTATCACTGTTTTTGTTTAAAGTAACACCGTTTTTGTCTATTGTAACACCGCAAATGTTTATTTCTTTTTCAGTAGTAGTTAGCCTGCGATTGTATTTATTTGTACCTAGATTTTTTATATAGCATTCTTTAGTCAATTTTTGTATTGATGCTGAAATTCTATTTTTGTGTCTACCAAATAGACTTGCCATTGAGTCGTTGCTCTCAAAGCATTCCAATCCTTTATCGCTAAAGAATTTTATTCTGTTATAAACCCAAATATCTAAGTTATATAGCTTTACTGGCATTATTTATCCAAGTAAGGTGAGAATAGCAAACTCGTAAGCTGTGAAACTAGAAGAGGTTTTACTATTCTCATAAAATCGGTAACTTTCACAGCTTGTAATTTAATATTAATACTAAAAATTATGAGTGTCAATGAAAAAGTTGTATAAACATAAACTTTTAATTATTAGGAGTGGGTAATTAAAATTTAGAAGAGATTTGTTGGAACACACTCCTATTATTTATCCCCCCTCTTATTGAAGGGGGGAGGGGGTTAGTCTTCAACTAGCGTATAACCATCTTTTCCTATTTCTTTACTTAGTAAATCTAATAGCTCTTTACACTCATTTTTGGTAGCTTTTTCTAACTTTACAAATTTTTCTTCAAACAAGGCACACTTCCGTAACCAACCTGTATCCGTTTTTACCCAATGTCTGTAGTATGTTTGTAAGGTATCGCTCCATATACGAGGCGTGTTATCCACTATAAATAAGTTTCCTTTTTCATCTTTTCTCAATCTTATTTCATAATTACTCACCCTTCACCTCCACTAAACTCTTAGCAAGAGCAATAACACTCTTTCTTAACAATGGGTTTTTAATCTTTAAGAAGAATAAATTAAGCTTCCTAAGGTCGTTATGAGTGCTTTTATCCATCTTTTGAGACTCAACCTTAGCAATAGCAATTTTATCGTCCTCAGAGGCTTCGATAACATCCTCAATTCCTTCATAAAAGTAACTCATTGGAACATGTAAGATTCTTGCAAATCTATAAAGTCTACCTGAAGCAATTTTATTTACACCGCTTTCATATTTTTGAACTTGTTGGAAAGTTAATTTTTCAAACTTAGCAAGTTGAGTTTGAGAAACGCCTAATTGGCTTCTTCTCAATTTCAATCTATTTCCGATATACTTATCTTCTATTGTTTTTTCTTTTTTCATTTTATTTTTCCTTTTTTTAATATTTATTCCCCCCCCCTTTTTTTTTCAATAAGAGGGGGGGAGGTTAATAATTATTTTCTTTTATAAATTTTATAAACACATATAGCTAATAAAGCAATAAGTGTGAAAACAGTTATTATTAACCCATTTACAAGATAAAACATTTTCTTTCCTTTTTTAATTAATATTATTTAACATATTCACCAACTTTTTTACCAGTTGACAAATTCAGTAATAAAACCTTAGCAACATCCTCACGCTCATTTGCGTAAGGTTTGCAAGCTTCTATTGTTTCTTTTGCTGTCGCAGAACAGCTATTAACTTCTTCACCATTCTTATTTTAATTTTTAAAAATTTAATAAATTATAAATAAGAATTACTATAATGAAGCAGTTAATCCCTGTCCCCATCATCCATAGTTGCTCTTCATCTACTTTTAGCAATTCTTTTAAGTCTTCTATTATTTTCATACCCATTACTTTCTCTGTTAATAAATTCCCTACAAACTATTTTAACTATTAAAAGTAAGTTGTCAATAAAAAAGTTATAATTTTTTTACATTTATTTTATAACAAAAGAATTGACTTATTATTTTATATGGTTTACAATACATATAACCATTTAATTAAAAACAAGGAGAAGAAATGAAAATATTAACACTGGTAGAGGCAAAAAAGAAAGGTTTACGTTATTGTAGTTACGACAACTGTCATTACGCATACCAAACCAAAGACGGGGTTTGCCATTTGATATGTGATGGTGTTGATTTACTTAAAGGTAAAAGAGCGGTTTATTGTTGGAGTTACGGCAACGGTGATTACGCATATGAAACCAAAGATAGGATTTGGCATTTAATTAGAAATGGTGTTGATTTACTGGATGGTAAAAGAGCGGTTGATTGTTGGAGTTACGGCAACGGTGTTTACGCATACCAAACCAAAGACGGGGTTGAGTATTTAATTAAAAACAAGGGGAAGAAATGAAAATATTAACACTGGAAGAGGCAAAAAAGAAAGGTTTACGTTATTTTAGTTACTACAACGGTGATTACGACTACCAAACCAAAGATGGAATTTACCATTTAATACGAGATGGTGTTGACTTACTTAAAGGTAAAAGAGCGGTTTATTGTTGTAGTTACTACAACGATGATTACGAATACCAAACCAAAGATGGAATTTACCATTTAATTAGAAATGGTGTTGATTTACTGGATGGTAAAAGAGCGGTTGCTTGTTGGAGTTACGGCAACGGTGTTTACGCATACCAAACCAAAGACGGGGTTGAGTATTTAATTAAAAACAAGGGGAAGAAATGAAAATATTAACACTGGAAGAGGCAAAAAAGAAAGGTTTACGTT